TTACAAGGCATCGCGGGAATAGCAGCCGCAGCACTTTGTTTTGCCAATGACACCAATGACGTACCGCTTGCGGTATCATCCTTATTTCCAATTACCTGACGTTCAAAAAGCCCGTCAGTTTCATCTACATTCGGAACTCTAAAACCCATGTTATATTCCTTTCATTCCCTTTAGGTTTTAGCCCCCGGCACAATACCGGGGGCATCACCTAAATCGTCAATTATTTACGGAGCAGTCGTACCGCTAAGACTCTGTACAACGTATACATAATCCACAGCGCCAACTTCTACATCCCAGGCCAAACGGAACTGAGCCGCAATCCGATTAGTCAGATACGATTCAGTCGTATTGCCAAGAGACATATACTCAAAATTCAACTTCCATTTCCGGCGGTACTGCTTCTTCGGAATACCATAGTACCAGGCAGAAGTAGAAATATCGTCCAGCTTCGGACTTGACAAAACCTTCGCAGGCTTAAACTGACCACGCGGCCCCCAGTTATTGATTTCATTCTCAACACTAGGCTCAAGTTCGGAACCGACAATTTTCAGTGCCGTATGCAGAAGCGCATCCGGTACAATCAACATACACTGAGAAGCGGGAATAGAAATACGCTTGCCACGGCTATTGGTAAAACTAGCCAGACGAGAGCGTACATGATCCAGATCCGTAGTGTCTACCAGCGCATTCGTGGTATAACGGTTTCCGCTGGAACTCAGGCGCGTGAGAGGGTCTGCGTCAGTCTGAAACAGAGCCGCAGCCGTGCCATTATAATGCAGAACGTAAGGTTCCGCAGGAGAAGTGGCAGAACCATTTTCGTCACAGAACCGACTAATGGTCTGTTCCTCAATGGTTTCCGCAGCGATTTCGCCAAGCGCATTGATGCGATCAACGATATTACCAACTTCATTTTCCTCGATCATTTCAGCGGTAATAGACAGCCGCCTACCGTTACGCTTGTGTCTGATTTCATACTTCTCTTCACCAGCGCCGATTTCGGGAAATGCATCCCCTTCTTTAACACCATCAACAGCCGGATTATCAGACAGAATACCCGCAACAATGGTGTTGCGCTTGTTATCATTCATTTCCTGTACCAGTTCCTGACCAATAGTAGGAACGGCTTCATAAGCATCATTGATCCCGGCAATAGCCAGAATACCAGAAGTCAGAGGAAACGCGCTTGTCATAACCGCACGGCTCTGTCCAGCAATCGGAAAATGAACTTTTACTTCTACAGGACTAAGAGCATTAAACAAATCCTTAATACTCGGAATGTCCTGCATACGCAGACCGTCATCCACCAGCCCCTGAAACTCATTCATAAACGAATCAGGTTCGGCAATTGCGCGGGCCTTCAGTCCGGCCACATCAAGGCCGGGTGTGCCGATAGAATAATTCGGCGCAAATTTCTTTTTAGCCATTTATATTTCCTTTCTTATTTTTTAAAAGTTATGCCGTTACAGACAGCTTGGCCCAAAGGCTAGATGCCAGTTCAAAGGTCACAATAACAGTTCCCTGGCTTTTGATGGTTGATCCATTATCGCCAATCTGACCATCAGAAAGATGGAACTGCTTCAGCGGATAGTGTTCCTGCCCAACTGCATAGGCCAGTTCGTTAGTGCCAGACGCAGAAAGTTCTACCGAAGAACTGTAATACAGCACGGTGCCATAAGCAGTAGCAGCAGCAGTGTCAATGTCAAATTCAAACAGGTCGCCAGGACGCGGGACAATAATCTCGTAATAACCGGCCAAATCGCCAGCTTTCACATCTTCATTCGCCACGGCAACATTGCCAGCGCCTGCAAAGTCAGCATCCATCGCTACCCAAGCAGTGTTACCATTGCCGGTAAATTCAATCATTTCACCAGCAGCTACTGCCGCAGTGCTTCCGGCCTGAAACAGGCCCAGATAAATCATAGGTTCAGTGGCACCATTAAGGTTGCCAACCCAACGAGCGTGATTGCTTGTAGCCATTTATATTTCTCCTTTTGTCTACAAAATTAACCAGTGAAGTCGCGTTTTTCAAGCGGCTTCGTTTCTTCTTTTTCGGTTACGGCTACGGGTTCAACCGTATTCACAGCGTTGTCTACTTCATCAAGCTTCGCCTTAAACTGTGCGCGGGCTTCATCAAGTGACAATCCAGCAACTACCGCATACTTAGCGTCAGATTCCAGGCCAATACTACGGCCAAGCGCCATAATAGCTTCGCCATCGTCAGCGGCTTCGTCTTCGGTGTCTTCTTCCTCTTTCACTTCTTCTTCTTTAACCTCTTCATCCGGCGTAACCTCATCGGCTACGGCTTCATCTTCTACAACATCTTCAACAATGTCATCTGCCATTTTATGCTCCTTAGCATCTAAAAGAAAATAGGAGTCTTTAAGACTTCGTTTTATCGCTTCGGCGTCTGCCGGAACCGGCACAACGCTTATTTCATAAAGCTCCCACTCATCAATAATACGAGCGGGGCCGCTAATAGTTCTATCTCCCAATATTCGTTCTTCGCCATCGCCAACATCGTGTTTTTTTCTAGGCAAAAAACCAACAGACAGCGTACGAATAAAATCACCCCTTACGAGGGTATATACTTTTTGCCCTTCTTCTGTCGGGGCAAACGTAATATGCGCGACAAAATCACGGCCTTCCATTTCAGTCGTAGCCTTGCCAATCACGGCTGCAGCCCGATCCCTGTTATGAGAGTCTAATACAACCGGATTTTTCGCATACCGGTTCAGGTCTATACCTTCCATATTTAAATATTCACGCCCTTCGTATGTATCCACGCCGTTTTCAGTCGCAGCTACAAACGTTACCGTACTGGTATCATCGTCATAATCACGAACTTTTACATCCGCGACAATTCCGCGAGTACATAAATAATCATTTTTCTTCGTCATCGTCTTCACTTTCAACAGTGTTATTTTCTTCTACAGGCTTTGCGTCAGGCAATCCCATCGCCTTACGTTTATCCATTTCCGTTTTTTCTTCAAGCAGCAACTGATCCTGTACCTCTTCCCAATCCTTACCCTGTGCCGCACATTCATCCCGGCGCGTAGTCAAACCGGCACGCAGCTTAACTTCCATTGCATCCGCTTCCTTCTTCGGGTCAACCCACTGCCAGCCATTAGGAATCCAATGAACCATTTTCAGTTCGTCTTCTGATATCGTCATACCGCTTTCAAACCGCAACGCTTCGGCCCATATCCAATTCAGCAGCTTTTCAACAAACCATTGCTGCAATGTGACAAACGTCTGCCGGGATTCCAGCAGGTCTGTACGTGCGCTGGAATAATTCGACTTCCCGAAATCCTTTAATACTATCTGCCAGGCTACGCCCAGGGCTGCGCCAATTCTACGCGCAAGCATTATAATAAACGGTTCAAACTCAGGCGTAGGAAAGTTCGGCACCAGCGTCTGAACGTCTTCGTCTGGATACAACTTAAATATCATCCCCGGCTCAAGAGTCTGATCCATCTTATAGCCGTACTGTTCTGCCGTGGTTTCCATAATTTCATTTGCAGAGCCAGTAGACTTCAGAAATACCGCTAGACACGCGGCAACCTGGACACGCTTCAAGGATGCGATAATCAGCAGATCCAAGTCCCGTAAGTCCTGCAAGATAGCGTGACACTGAGGCACACCCATCGTCTGCCCCGGCCTGGTAACGCCAAACCGTAAATGCACTATCTGATCTACCGGTACGCGGGTGAAATCCTTTGCTTTCATCAGCAGTGACTTATTCGTTTTGCTTACCCAATACGCCACCCTAATACCGGCTTCGTCTTTTTCAATACCGTTAGTTATCCTGTCTTTATTCGGCACATCGTCCGGTGTACCCAAGCGGTCAATCTCAAACACTTCAAAAAACTGCTTGCCTTTTTTCAGCGTTTTCTTAACCAGAATATTACCGTCTTCCAGCGCCTTAACAAATATCATGCGCTGCGCTTCGCCAAACGTCAGATCGTCACCCAGGAATAGCCTGTCTTTAATAGAATTAAACAGCTTTTCAATTTCACGGTTACGATCTGGGATCTCTGTACGCGCCTGCGGGCGCATCCCGGTACCCACTACGTTTGTCATAAACGAATGCTGGATACCGCTGCCTAGCGGGTCATCCCGGTTTAGTTCCCGTGACTTAGACGAAAGCCCCGGCAAGTCGTGTATAATCTCCTGATCCGCGCTACCGTTACCGCCCAGCCAGCTAGTTTGTGTGCTGCTAGTGCCAGAATTTCTATACCCCCTGGCATGCATAGCAGCGAACACAGTATCACGATAATCCGCATCCCGATCCATACGGCGGAAGTGGCCCCGCAGGTACCGGCGGCGCGGGCTGACGATACCCACAAAAAAATCAGCTAGGCGTTCAGTCCTCGTGCCTGCCGGGTACCCCTTCGTTTTGCGGGTTAATTTCATGACTGGAATCCTTGCCTAGTCCGTATAGTTCGCTTGTTATCGTTGACACGTAAGGTAGAGGCTTCAACGGTATCCAGGGCTTTGCCTACGGTTGCTAACGACTCCCTGCGCCGGACGCTGGTACCCTGAGAATTTATATCCAACTCAAGCGCAGCGTTGACTACTTCAGCCTGAATATATTTAAGCCGGGCATTTGTAAAATCACCTGCAGCCAGGTAATCTGCGCACTCGGCCAGCAATAGCTGAAAGCCTGCTACGGTAGTTGCTTGTGTTGCCATCTGGGATCTTTCGTGAAGTGTTTATTGCATCTAACGCACAGCACC